TGGGGCCACAGTCTAGATCAAGCCAAAATGCTTTGGCTCTGTATGCGTTGGCAGCTAGCCTACGGGGTGGAACAACTTCAGGGTCAAACGAAAACATCGCATAGTACGTGTCAGCGTCAGCACCATAGATGTCCTGTATTTCCGTGATGAGAGAGGGAATGTCAGTTGCAAACCGTGTACGTAACTTCTCCTGCTTGATGCCGACCGCGCAGTATTTGCCAGTATCCGGCAACACCGCATTCAGAAATTCGGTCAATGTCATAGGGATACTTCGGGTTAATGGCGGTCAATATAGTTTTGTATTTTCTTGGCGGTTTCAGGGCGTGGTGAATACTCACCCGCAAACCACGCATAAACGGTTATCTTTGTAACTCCCGCAATCTCGGCAACCTTCTTCACCGATATATTTTTCTTGATGCAAGCCCTGCCGATTTTTACGCCGGACAACTTTCTATTAGCTTGTTTGTTCTTTAGCACGGTGGCTAGTGTGTAACCAATCATCGCTGTCTTTCGTTAGGTGGGGGTACTAACCGCCCGTCTACAAGCTTTCAAAAAGTATAAGACGGCTTTCCCCCCGATTGGTTTACTCGTCGCTGTCGTCAGCCCATGCGTCAAGCACAGAGGCAACGTCTTTGGATTCCGTTTTCTTCACGGCACGTTTGACAGGTTCGTCGACGGCAGGTTTGGCTTCAGCCACAGGCTCTTTAAAGGGAGAAGGCTTGGGTGCATCGCCATCTACTTGTGCCACAGTTTGTGTCACAGCGGCCAATGCATCTGCTGATTCACCTTGTGCCTTGCTCTCAGCCAACTCATCCACAGACAAGGGGCGCACTGCGCGGAAGGTCAACTTAGGTGTTGCACTGGATGTATCAAAACGCATCTCAGTCACAACGGCTGTCACGGGAATACCATGACCACCCAAGAACTTAGCGTACTGTTGCAATGGCATCTTGCCGTTATCACCCGTGCCAAAGATCGACTGACCGGGTAACGACAACTGATACACATCACCCGACAGATTGTTTTCCAAAGCCACGGCAATACGCTGATTGAAGCGGCAAGCACGGCTATCACCTTGACCAGAACCTTTGATGTTCTGTTGGCATGAAGCACAGTTAGTGCTCTGTGGGTCTTTGACGCCCTTGTCAGGTGTTACGCCATCGTTAGATGAGCAAGAAGGTGCAGAGTTCTGGCCTTCCACGTATGTACCTGCATAGTACTGACGGGATGTTTTCTCAGCAGAGCGCACGACTACCACGTTCATGGCGCGTTCGTCATTCTGTGCAACTTCTTTACCGCCAACGATCATGCGGAATACACCGCCGCGAATGGAGATACGTTTGCCTGTACCACCGCCACCCATCAGGGCTTTGGTTGTTGCATCCAGTTCAAGGTTACGCAAGTGGGCTGGGAGGGTGTTACCACCTTGGGAGAAGAGAGCGAGGTCAGACATTTGGTGTTTCCTTTTTGATGAAAGTGTTAATGATTTCTAAGTCAATGTTAAAAAATTTGGCAAGGTCACTAGCGAAGAATCGATAGTTCTTACCAACGCGGATGAAAGGTATACGCTTCTCAGGATTCTCTTCCTTGATAAGCGCGTGAACAGTTGACGGTGCGACTTGCAATAGCTTTGCCACCTGCGCCAACGTAAGGGCAGTTTCCAATTTAGCTTCTCCTGACAGTTACAGTATATTTGTGATCCACGTTCAATCCCGTTGGAAGTACATCAGGATTTTCCCGTAGGAACTCTTTCATATTCAACTGTGATATGCGCCGCTCAACTAAGTCAAGTGCGTCATGGTCACGTATGAATTTGTGCATTGCGGCCCAGTCGCCTGTCCAGTAGCGTGTTTGCACTGTACGTATTGCTGTGCCGTGGGCCGTCTTGATACTCTCGGCTCCTGTTGCTTTGCAAGTCTCAAGCAAGTTTGATTCGACCAAACCCATTTGCTCTTTGATTGCAAGGTCTTCTGCTTCGTACTTCGCTTTGAGGGCGGCACGGGCATCGCGCATCTTAATGTATACGCGTACTAATTTATCTGCTGTTATATCCATGTTGCTTTCCGTTTCGTTTTTGGTTAATGATACATCCTATCTTTACTTTGTCAAGTACCTCCATAAATTTATTTGTTTAAATCGAATTCCTCTTTATAAAGTTCCATCAAATTGAATTGCGCTAACTCTTTTGTTTCTAAAGCCTTGTACAGCTTGGCCTCTACTGGACTTCCTTGGAGCTTGACAACCAAACATTTGTTGATTTGCCCTGCCCTGTGGATACGTGCATTGGCTTGCGCGTATGTCTCGTATGATGTGATGGGCGCCCACCATACAATTGTGTTTGCCGCGTGCAAGGTGACACCGTGTGATGCAGCTTGGGGTTGTATGACAAGCACCTGTGGGTCTGGCTCATCTTGAAACTTGCGGAATATCTCTGTGCGCCTGCCAGCAGGTACACCCCCGTGTATCACATCCACTGTGTAGCCATCCCTACGTAGTTCTTCAAACAGAATCTCAATGGCATGGCGGTATGGGGCAAACACCAATACCTTATGGCTGGATTCGTCAATGACTTCCTTGAGCACTGCCGTGCGACTGCTAGAGTCAAAGGTTACGATCTCGCCACTATCGGAATAGACCGCGCCACAGGAAATCTGCAACAGCTTATTCAGCTTAGCGGCGGCGTTGATTGCCGTGACTTCCTCACCTGCCGCCTGCATAGCCATCACCTTGCGTAGCTTCTCGTAGTAGCGTATCTGCTGTGCGGTCATGGGAACCTCACGCTCTGAGTACAGTAAGTCTGGCAGGTCAAGGCATTGCTCTTTGGTGAACCTGATGGCAGGTTGTAGCAGTGTGCTGACCACCTGCTCTGCTTCCCGCTTGGGTGCCCACTTAAACTGAGTAATCTTGTTCATCACCTGATCGCGGTACATAGAGAAGCTACGGGGTGTAGCTGATGGGTTAACTAGTTTGGCCAGACCATACGCATCAAGGGGCGACTGTGAGGCAGGGGTTCCTGTCAACATCCATAGCCACATGTTGGGCTTGACGATTCGGTTCAGGGTGCGCCAGCGTGCAGTAGTTGCAGTCTTGTATGCGTTGACTGACAAGCTAGAGCCATGTGACTTCTTTGACCCTGACTGTTGGTTTCGTGGTGTAGCTGACCTGCTCATCATTGACCGCGAGAAGGGTGAAGCCCGTGTGATTGACTACAAATTAGGCAAGTCCCGCTACGCTGACCTAGGGCAGTTGGAACTCATGGCACTTGCTGTATTTAAGTTATTCCCAGAGATCAAGAAAGTCAAGGGTGGCCTGTTGTTTCTGGCAGAAGATAAGTTCGTGCCATCTGTCTATGAAGTAGAGCAACAACACAGATACTGGGGCAACTGGATGCCCAAAGTCATGATGTTGGAAGGTGCCTACAGCGCAGATATTTGGAATGCAAAACCCAACGGTTTGTGTAAAAATTACTGCTGGGTGTCATCCTGCGCCCATTGTGGAAGGAAATGATATGCCCTACGTAACCAAACCCAGACCCTACAAGAAAGAATACCAACAACAGTTGGACAGAAATGAATTACCTACTAGAAGAAAACGTGAACAAGCCCGTGACCTATACGACAAAGAAGGCATTGACCGTAAGGGAAAAGATATTGACCACAAGCGCCCTTTATCTAAAGGTGGAAGTACTGCCAAGGGTAACCTGCAACTCAAAGCACCGAGCGCCAATCGTTCATTCAGCCGCAACAGCGACCACACCGTAAAGGTAAACAAACCTAAGAAAAAATAATACGTGCCGCGTTAGGTGTGAGTGGCGGGCACGGGGGGCTTTTTTGAGTTGAACCCTTTAAACCGCATCAGTCAGAGTCTTTATTTTTCGTTTAGATGATCTGACCGAATGACACCCGTAAGGTGTTACTTAATGATCGAAGTGGATGTCACTTTCGGTCTGTTATGCATTGGAGCATGTATGGAAATCATTGACGGAAAAGCACTAAAACTTAAATTAAAGAACCCGTACAGGGTCTTGAACGTGATACCCAAGAGCGCATTGCTCGAAGATGGCCCCATCAGTACAGTGATGGTGCACTGGGGTTTGGAAGAAGCGCAGGTATTAAAGAACCTGAAGGTTAAGAAC